GTATTTTGCTCGATGCGGTCTACTTTGGTTTCGACAGCAAGCAAGCGGTCGTAGATTTCACGGTGGGAGATGTCGGGGATCATGTGCTAGTCCTTACCACGGAGTTCCAGTGGCTGTCACAGGGTTCTTTTGCAACTCAATGTTTTGAGCCAGAGCAGCTTCGGTAGCGTCTTTGTCCACACCGCTGTCCCACACCCACTGAAGCACCTCTGCTTCTGTAACGTCAGCGTACGGGATCGTAGGACTGCCATCAGCCCATGAGCAGGTTGAATAGATGGAGGCTGTGTAGTCTCCGTCAACAGCATTGCACTGCCAGTGAGCACAGTTTATAAAGCCTGTTGCCACATCGTAGTTGGTGGTGGAGATCGTCCAGTTGTAGATTGTCATGGTGAGTCCTTTTGGGGGTTAAACTGAAGTGATGGTTTGCCAAGCAGCGCCAGTGTAAACACAGAGCTTTGCCAAGGTGGTGTCAAACACCATCAGACCCGCAGCAGGAGAGGCAATGGCGTTCTTCTGCGTTGTGGTCATGTTGGGCATTCTCACGCCCTTGGTGGTGCTTTGAGCGTCAAGTATTGCAGAAGCTGAAGGTGAGGTTGTCCCAATACCGAGGTTGCCGGAGGCATCCAGTGTCATTGCCTGAGTAAAGCTAATAGCGTTACCTGCTGTGCCGGAGGGGGCGTTGTACCAGCGGTGTAAGCCGTTGCTCTGGTTGTAGTAGGACGCAGGCCAAGAACTGTTACGATAAATCCAATTCGTGCCGTTAAAAAAGGCATTCATGGATACGTTCGCAGCACCGTTTGCAGTGTCTGAATTTAAGGCGGCGTAATCCCCCATTTGCAAGGCTCTTGTATTTACCCCCCAAGCACTCGGAGTAACCCCCAAGCCGAGGTTGCCGGAGGAGTCGAGGCGCATTCGTTCTGTGAGAGAGCCAAGTGCTGGCATGGTTGCAAACAGCAAGTCTGCTGCACCACCTCCACCGGGGCCTACGTTGCCTACGTTTTTTGTATAAATCTTAGCTTTGACACCGGGGGCATCTTCGTCAGCCCAATAGAATTCAAGATTGCCAAACTCATCACCACTTAAGCCGCTACCAGTTGACCCAACCCGGATGGTTGCGGTTGTCGCTCCTCTCACATCCAACTTAGTAGCAGGCGAACTCGTCCCAATACCAAGGTTGCCGGAGGCGTTTAAGGTCATCGCCTGAGTGAACGTGATGGCAGCACCTGCTGTGCCGGAGGGGGCGGTACGCCATACATGAGCGCCGTTTAGTTGATAGTATTGCGCGGCAAAATCAGTTTGGCGATATGTCCAAGCACTCGCACCATAAAAAGCGTTTGCACTTAAGTACATTTCTGTAGCTGTTGACAAAATACTTGCGCCGTTTACTTGAAGGGCTTTGCCAATTGCCCAAGCACTCGGAACAACCCCCAAGCCGAGGTTGCCGGAGGAGTCGAGGCGAAGTTTTTCTGTGTTGTTTCCGGTAAGAAACTTTAAATACCCCTCATTTGGCGCTGTAGTCGCTTGTGCGCTAATAATGCTACTGACAACTGTATCAGCAGTGCCAGAGTCATCCCCAGAAAAGAACTGAATAGTGCCGTGGGGTTGGTCTACCGAAATAGTGTTTGATTGATTAGAAAGCCTTAATATAGCGCCAGTAGCAGAAACAGTGGTAGAAATATCTAACTGTGCCCCCGGCGAACTCGTCCCAATACCCAGACCTGTGCTGGTCAGGCGCATTTGTTCGGTGTTGTTGTTTGCAAATACGGTAGGGCCGTTGGCTACGTTCCAAATAAACAAAGAGTTGTTGCCGCCCAAGTTTGGATATGTCGCACCACCAGCGCCGATGTAGCCCCTAGTTGAACCGTTGATATCAAGCTGCAAAAGTGACGCCACATCTGTTCCGGTGGTGTCTAATGCCAAAGCCGCATTTGATCCTGATCCCGTAGACTTGGCTGAAATAGTTGCCGTTGTTGTGGACAAGCCCAAAGTACTGCCGTTAAACGTCAGCGCAGACCCAGTGGTCAGGACTTTGCTGCCGTTGGCATAAACAACTCCATTTGCGGTTGCGCCTGAGAGTGTGACAGCGCCCGAAGCGGACAGGTCAGTAAACGCGCCTGTGGTGGCCGTTGTAGCGCCCACAGTGCCGTTAATGTTGATGGAGGCTGTGCCTGTCAGGTTTGTCACCACACCCGATGCAGGAGTGCCCAATGCTGGAGTTACAAAGGTGGGGCTGTTGGCAAACACTGCGGAGCCAGTTCCGGTTTCGTCCGTCAAAGCACCAGCCAAGTTAGCCGAGCTAAACGAGCCAAGCAGGGTAGCGTTGCCTGTTGAGGTGATTGCGCCCGTCAAGTTGGCGTTGGTGGTCACGTTACCCGCAGTCAAACCCGCAGCAGTGCCAGTGATGTTTGTGCCGACCAGTGCAGAGGGCGTTCCCAAAGCCGGGGTAGTCAGCGTAGGCGATGTAGCCAGCACCATGCTGCCCGTGCCAGTCACTGAGTTGCTCAGGGTCACACCGCCATATGTCAGAGCGCCGGAGGTTGTGATTGCTCCAACGCCCAACGTACCCACGCCAGCCATGTTTCCGGTAGTGTCTGCAATGGTCACTACGCTGTTTTGGATTAGTTTGCCTGTCGTTCCGTCAAATCGGGCGACTGCGTTGTCTGTTGAGGTAGCAGGGCCATCCACGTTTCCAGATGCGACCTCTACGAAATCAACGCCGTTCCACACAACCAAGGACTGAGTTCCGGCCAGAACCGTTACGCCTGTTGTAGGGCCAGCCCCCCGGATCACAATGGATTGTGTGCTGCTGGTCTTGTTAATTACGAAGTAAGCTTTGCTTTGCGCTGGAGCCGTGATGTTGCGGGTTACAGTGCCTCCGGCAGTCCACAGCAAAATAGCCTGACGCGCTTCGTTAGCCACGCCCGTGCTGGTGGTCAGCGTTACATCGGCATCAGAACTCAGTGTGGTTGTGCCAGATATGGCGGTGTCAAGTAGAGAGGTGATTGCGGTGTTAACCGTGTCGCCCCACGAGCCTGAAAGCTCGCCCGTGACCGGAAGGGCCAGACCAAGAAGAGATGTATATGCTGTTGCCATGATTTTCCTTACGCAGCGATCTGCTGCCAATCCGGAGATTGAGTTGTCCCGACTTGCGCCCAGCCGGGGGATTGAGCGTCATTGATATTTTGCCAGTTTGCGGCCTGCGTGTCATTAACAGCCGCCCAGTTTGCAGCTTGGGTATCGCTAATTACGCCCCAGTTTGCGTTTTGGATGTCATTGATTAACCCCCACACATTTACTGAGCCTACAAGCCCGACAGCAAACACGCCAGTGACCTGAACTGTTGCGCCGCCCGTGATGGTGACAGAGCCAACTTCTCCTGTTGCTTGCACGCCTGTGACGGGAACCACGATGGATAGCAAGATCGTTACTGTGCCGATCTGGCCCTCTGCCTCTACGCCTAATGGGAAGACGTTGCCTGTGCCGGTAACAGTGACTGTGCCGACCTGACCCATGGCCTGAACACCAGAAACCACCGCAGTAGCCCCGGCTGACACAACGACAGTACCAACTGCTCCAGTGGCCTCTACACCAGTGACGGGAACATTGGCATCTGCACTGACTGTGGCTGTTCCGACCTGCCCGGTGGCTTGAACCCCGGTGGGAAATACATTGGCCGTGCCCGTGACGGTAACCGTACCTACAGCGCCAGTGGCCTCAACTCCTGTGACCTGCACTGTGGCCCCGGCATCTACGGTAGCCGTGCCAATCTCGCCCGTGGCTTCTACGCCTGTTGGGAAGACATTTGCAGTGCCAGAGACTGCAACCGTGCCGACCTCTCCTGTAGCCTGAACACCAGTCGGGAAAACATTAGCCTCTCCAGAGACTGCGACAGTTCCAACTTGACCAGTGGCCTCAACTCCAGAAACAACAACGACCGCCGAAGCAGTCACTGTTACGGAGCCTACCGCCCCTGTTGCTGTTACGTTAGATTGACCGACACCCCAGCCCTGTTCGCCCCAGCCTACACCGGAAGCGTTCCATCCTTCAAAGGCTACGATTGCATCAGCCACCTACGCACCGTCAGGCAATCCGAACGATTGCAGAAGAGCTATCGTTGGCAGGGAATTGCACCGTAAAGGAGCCTGCGGTCGAGGTCTTGTCCGAGCCAAAGTCCAACACAGCAACAGCCTTGTTCGACTTGCTGCTGTTGTAAATCAACGCGCCGCGAGCAGTAATGGTCGCAGTGGTCCATGTGGTGTCACTGAAGTCCACAAACGCGGTGGTTCCCGTCAAGGAAACCGTAGCGCCCGCCAGCGTGTTACCACCTGCCGTGTAGCCAGTACCAACCACCTCATCAGAGGTTGTGTACGCAGTTGTTGCGGCGCTTAGTGTTGCCGCGCTGGTGTACAGAGCGATCTTGATTACGTCTGTGTCGAGGTCGTGCTCGCCCAGCAGAATTTGCTGTTTAAACGATGAGCACATTGCTTGTGTGATAGCCATAGTGGCCTCCTATTAATTGACTTGAATGCGGACCTGACCGCTTCGGTATGCGTCCCCGCGCTGCTTCCCGTCACCCAAGTTCTTGAGCAAGGCAATCGACTGGAGGTACATCTCTTGATACAGCTTAACCATGTCAGGCTCGCCCTTCATGTAGCGAATGGCCTCGACCAATGCGCCGTTGAGCAGCGCTGAGTCAAAGTTCTCACCAAGCCAAGTATCACCCGCAGTCACAATGGACTCAGGATAATAGAAATAGTGCAATTCTGCGTTGTAAGAAACATTCGGTGTTGGCCCAATAATAAAACTCAGCTCGTTTACATCGTTTGAGCGCGGCCCAAAGATGGCGTAGTGCTTGGGCTTGCCGGTTGTTGCTGGATTCGGGTATGCCTGACGGATGAAGTTGACATCCTTGTTCAGCAGGTACTCGTAAGCACCACCCGCCACGGGGTACACCGCCAGTGAATACACGGACAGAAAATCATCAGGAGCCTGCAGATACGGGTTAGCAGCAGTGATTGTGCCGGTCACGTTCTTGCGCAAATTGGCAAGCTGAACGGTGTTGAAGATACGTTGCTCTGCCTGCTCCGTAAAGAGTGCGTACTCCGGCTCTGTGAATTCGTTTTCACAGATGCGGGCGATGTTCTCTTTAAGCTCGACGTAGTTCATGTTTTACGCCATAGGCCCACGGGCCATAGTGCCTTTTGTAGCGCAGCCATTACCGCGAGTTTTGATGCCGCTGGTTTTGGTGCCCATGCCATCAGGCTTATTGCTGATGCCGCCCACGCTCATGCAGACAGTATCCGCATTGCTTTGATTTGGCTCTTTGCCGGGGCTGCTGGAGGCCTTAACGACCTTGCCACTCATGGTGTGAGGTTTGGCGTAGACGCTGGCTTGACCAACTTCTTTGCCCATCATTTTCTTGCTGAAGGTAGCCATGTTTTTTCCTTTACGTAACCGATACTTGAACTGTACCAACAAACCCGGTTGCTACCAAGTCGTTCGGCGTCAGTGCGTCATCAAACAGCCTTGATCCGCCTACGGGATTCCAGCCCCATTGGATGTCTCGAGAACCACCGGACAGGTTGCCGTCGTCGTTCAGGCCAGACACAAAATACGTTGTATCTCTGCGGGGGTTCCGAAGCGCCTGTGGATCATCTACCGGGAACGTGCCGAGCATGAGCTGCGGCTGATCAGGGTCCCAGCACTCCGGGCACACCAACAGCTCGTACTTGCGCTGCTTGATGATCTCAGTCCTCAACTGCTTGAGTTTAAACTGCTGTCCACACCTATCGCACATGGCAATTGCTTTGTGGCCTGCTGCAAAACGGTTTGACATCAGTAGCCGCCGTTTCCTATGTTGGCAGCGCGTGGAACAAATCTGACTGCTGCCTTTTCTCTGTCTTCGGAGGAGGCCAAATCCCAAGCTTCGTCATACTGAGCCTTAAGCACCTGAAGACGCTCCATCCCGCCGGGAATCTTCAATGCAAGGTGATACGCCAAGCCAGCGGTCATCGCCTCGTAAAAACGGAATGGCATGTCCATAGTGTTTACACCCGTGCCAGCGTCCTGCATGCGGCGCAAGCGCCAGTACACAAACACGTAAGGCTGCGAGTTGTCGGGGATTGGGTAGACCGTGATTTGTGGCGCATCAGTCAGACGCTCAATCCAAACCTGTATGGGCCGGGCTTGCGCCAGCTTGTTGGGTATCGTGGCGTAGGTAGAAACACTGATCCGCGTGATGGTCAGGTCAGCCTGTGTGGAAGCGCTTCCCGCGCCTGTGCGAATGACGTGCTCCAGAAGGTCCACGGTGTCAGCGGGAAGGCTATACGTTGCTTGGCCGGGGACCAAGTTAATTGACCCCTGCTCGTACGTAAACATGTTCAGGCCACGGTTGGCCCACTGGCTGAACATGAGGTTCAGCGACCTACTGGCCGTGCGCAGGTCGTAGCCCGTGCGCAACTCACCACCAGCGCGTTCGAACGCCTCCTCCACGATCTCCGTGAGGTCCATGTTGAACGCTGTGGTGCCTGATGTTGCCATTATCTAAAACCTGCTGTTTTCTTTGCGATGGTCTTGGGCTGGGCTACAAACTGTTTTCCTGCCGCCTTGCCAGCACGCTTGGCTTTTGTGGTGGCTGCATACTCTGCGGGGCTGAGCGATTTTATCGCCTTCTCCGGCAAATAGCGCTCACCTGTTTTTGAAGACGGCTTCCCACTTTTGGTGCGCCATTTCTGGTCGCCCCAGTCTTTGAGGGATTGCTGGGGAGCCTTCATGTCAGTCCCTGTACCCGCCGCCAGCGGCTTTGTATTTCTTAGCTACGAGCTGGGCTTTGCGGGCTGACCACTGGCCTGCACCTGTGCCCTGCGTTGCGGCTGACTTGACTTGGCTCACAATCCGCTTGCGCAACTCGGGCTTGGTGTAATTGCCAGCCGCATTGACTTTACCGCCTTCAGCGTACTGCGTGAAGTCAGTGTCGTCCCGGCGAGCTTTACGTTTGCCGGAAGGCATTTTAGATGGGAGGATGTCTCCCATGCCGCGACTGGCTCTCATATCAGCACATCCCGCCGCCAGCCATTTTGATCATCTTGCCCTTGGTGTGGGCCTTGGTGACGCAACCATCGGCGCGAGTAACACTGCCACCACTGGCGTATTTCTTTGGCTTGCGTGGCTTGGGGGATGAGCCGCCATCGATGTCTTGAGGAGGTGGCAAACCGGAGTCTTCTGTGTAAACACCATCTTTAATTCCACGAGGCTTCTTCATCATCATGTCGTTCATATCAACTCCTTAACGCATTTTGCAGCGTGTTTTACCTTTTGTTGCAATACCATCTGCGCGTTTTGATGCGCTAGACACGGAGCCACCACGTTTAAACTCAATGCTTGACTCATCATCGTCAAACTTTTTGGTTTTCTTGGCGGAATCTTTTTGAGTGGCCTTGGGTTTAGACGAAAATTTTGTAGCGTCACCCTTAGCCCGCATTTCAGCAGTCCGGCGGGCGGTGGCTGTTTTGTTAAAAGCATCTTGAACGCGATTTGCTCTTGCAAACTCAGCCGCAGCGCGAACAGCCCCGGCTCCTTTAACGGGGCCAAGAGCCGCCATCGTAGTAGCTACATTGCGGCCAAGTTCCGAGCCGCTTACGCGCTCGCCACCAACCACTGTTGATTTGTCTTTTGGAATTTGATCAACCAAAGACAAACCCTTGCCAGCTTTGCCACGACCCTCATTGGAGTAATTTGGGTTGGAGGCTGGAGCAACTCTGGGTGAGGATGCGCGATCCTCGGCTGTAGCGCCACCCTTGCGCGTGTAGGCTGGCTCACGCTCCCCTGCATCGCCGCTTGTACGGCGATAGGTTTGCTCCTGCATCTTTGGAAAAGACTTAGCTGGCGCAGAAATCTTTTCTGCCTGAACGTTTACACGAGGCTTTCCGCCGGGTTTGGGTCGATCTGGCTTTGTGTCATTCACTACGCCGGAGCCTGCCTCGTTGAACGCGCCAGAGTCATCTTGGCTGCGTTCTGGCATTGCGGCTTCTGCCGACTGACGAACCGGGCTTGGAGCCATTGTTTCTGCTGGGGGGGTGCGAGCCGCTTTGCCCCGGCCAGCGCCAAAACGGTTGTAGGCCTCAGAGCCTTCTTCGTCAATGTTGCCCATGCGCAGGCGCTCAAAGAAGCCAACCTTGTCTTCTTTTGAGGCCTCCAGTCCACGGTCTTTGTCGGACATTCCGCCCTCTTGAAAGCGCTTGATCTTCTTTGTTGCCATGATTACTCCTTAGCAGGCTTTGCCGCCGCGAGCCATCTTGATCGGGGTGCCTTTGGTTTTGCCTTGGGCGGCAACGCCGTCACGGCTTGGAGCAGCAGTACGAACTGCGCCCATTTTGGTTGTGCCAACAGAGCCGCCAGCCTTCAAGCCCTTGTGAGCCTTGGAAGCTGGCATACCAGCATGCTTAGCCAAAGCAGCAGGCATACCCTTTTTAGCCATGTCGGCCTTAGCCATGCCACGACCTTCTTTTTTCATCATCATGTTTTCGGATTTCATATCGCCACCTTTTGAAAATTTGCGGCCCTTGTCCGCGTTGGAGAAATCTTTGCCCACCGACTGTGGGACGCCTGCCTTCTTCGCAAACTCCGGGCTGTGCGCTACCGCACGCATAAAGTCAGCTTGCTTTTTACTCGTGCTGGGCATGACCGCCTCGTAAGTTGTCAATTTTGCGCTCAAGTCGATCAAACCGGTCTAGCAACTGCTGCATGTCAGCACTTCCATCTTGCAAGGGAAGCCGCCTTGCGGGTAGGCTTGCCCTTCTCGTCTTTCATGGAACCGGGCATACCTGACATGCGTGCGCAGAACGAGTCCTTACGCTTGCCACCCTGCGGTTGCGGGGCTTTGAGGTTGCTGCCGGTCGCAGCATTGTATTTGGCGCGGCCCTTGGCTGTTAGCCCAGCCCCTTTGGAGGCAGGCAGCTTCTCGCCGCGACCAATTGCAAGGGATGGGGTTTTCTTAGCCATTGACGACTTTCAGTTTGGGAGTGCAGTGCTGCTCGATCAGCGGCATCAACACAGACTCTTTGAAGCTGCGGTGGTATTCCTGAGAGCCAACGTGCGGCAGGGTAATCTCTGGGTCAATAAAGACCGTAAAGCCGTCTGCGCGTGCGCGCTTGCAGAACGTGTAGTCCTCGCCAACGTACTGCCCATTGGTCAACTCAAAGTCAAACAGGGCGCTCTCGTTGCGGTTGTACACGTCATTGAAGTACGTCCACTCGGGGTGACCTGCAACCATCTTCTCCAGCACATGGCGCTGGATCATCATGAAGCCTGTAGCCACGTTCTCGACCCGAAGCATGCCGTGCTGGTCAAACTCAAGCGTGTTGGCTTCGTCAATGTAGATGTCCAAGAAGAACTTGCGGTCCTCTGCCCTGCGGGTGTACATCCCTGCTGTGATGTCCTTGCCGGTGCTCAGCGCCAGCAAGCGAAGCACAGACTCTGCGTCCACCACGATATCGGCATCAACAAACAACATGTCCGTGCAGTCCGACTCCAAGAAGTTGGCGACCAAAATGTTTCTGGCCTTGGTAATCAAAGAGCAGCCCGACAGATGCGACAGTTGCACCTGAACGCCAAACTGCGAAGCCTTGACCACCAAATCGGCCAAGGCAAACGAAGTTTTGATGTTCAACTTGCCGTCGTAGGCAGGGATCGCAATCATCAGTTTGCGACCTGCAACATCCATGGGGCGTGTTTCTTCAGCCATAGTAAATCTGCGCTGCGTCAATGCCGCTCATGTAGGAATAAATTCCATTTACCGCCAACACACCTTCGCCGGGGATAAGCGGAGCATTTTGAAACTCGTCGGAAGAGTGGGTTTCATAGGTCAACAGCCAACGATTTGCACCACTAACATAAATTGCTGCTGGAGTAGCTGTGATGTTTCCAGTGTTGATGTCTGTGAGTGTAAATGTGTCAGCATCTACTCTGGTAATGCTGTAGTTCCCATCGGTGGCAGCACCGCCAGTGCCAGTGTCAAAGTGAATGCCTACAATGTTTCCGGTAGCAAGACCGTGAGCTGTTTTGGATATTGTTACCGTGGTTCCAGAGCGACCGTATGTAACGCTTGAAGTTACTGGGGCTGAGGTTGAATCAAACAAAACCAAGGTTCCACTACCACCAAAAAAAGAAACGCCTTTAACGCGGTTTCTTCCAAGAACAAAAAAACCACTTTGGTTTAGATGTCCTTGTTTTACGTCAGTTTGCATGCCCATAATCAATCTCCTGTAAAACAGGGGCCGAAGCCCCTTGAGTTGATTAAGCGTCAGCAAAGGGAGTGACGACCGAGCCAGAGGCCAGCAAGACGCCAGTGACCATGTACTTATTGGCAGCCAACACAGTCACGGTGATGGTCGAACCAACAATACCGCCAGTGGTGGAGCCGTCCAAGTTGATCACGTCATTGGCCGCAGCAGGAGCAAAAGCAGTCACTGCGCCAGAGCTGTCGGTATCAACCATGATCATAGAACCAACAAACTTGTCTGTGCCGTTGGTCTTCAGAGCCCACGCAGTGGCAGCAGTCTCGACCACAAACGTGTAGGTAGTACCCACGTTGTTTACAGTGTTAGGGTCTTGGCCGGGGCCAGAGGTCACAGGGTTGGCTGTAGTGTTGATCGCGGGCAGCGTAATAACCAGTGTAGCGTCATTGGTGCGGATAGTCTTGCCAGCGTATGTGGCGACATCCAGAGTCACGGTGTTGGTGCCGTTAGCCAAATTGACAACGGTAGCGGGACCTTGGGAGATGAAGCCAGCCAACGAACGGACTGGGCCTTGGAAAGTAGTCTGAGCCATGATGATTCCTCACATGCGAGTTGAGGCGTCCTGTCTGCATGTCGTCGGCCCGGAGCCGTCAGGAACGCCGGATAGTCCGGGTTTAAACAAATATACAGCAAAAGAAAAGGCCCCACAAGGGGGCCTTCTCAAATAATCCCGAAGGATTAAGCGCCGGGAGAACCGAACGCGCCGAGGGGATCGCTAACACCAAAAGAATAGCGCTCACGGGCCTTATAACGTACGTTGCCCGTGTCGAAGTCCCCGTCCATGGAATTCGCCAGCGGCGAACGGACGAAGTGCTTCAGACCGTTAGGCACGTCAGTCAACAGGAACCAAGCGTTGGTGTCAGTCAAGAAGTTGTTGACTGTGTAACCACCGGGGATGGAACCGTTGTTCTTGATGGCGTTGATATCGTTGTCAGCAGTGCCGACGCGGAGTTCAGTTTCCAGCAAGCGGGTTGCAACGAATTGCAGCGATGGAGGCACGATCAGCTTCTTAGGCTTAGCTGCAATCAGCAAACCGCGTTCGTCTGTCCAAGCTGCGATTTGAATGACGGCGTTTTCCAACGAAGTCTCGTTCAAATCGGCTGCCGTGGCAGGACGGTTGCTGTTAACGCCACCAGACACCAGAGGGTGAGCAGTCGAGAACAGGGTCACGCCGTCACCGTAGGTGGGGCCGCCGGAGAAACCGGTGTTCAAGATTGCAGCAGCTTTGACCTGCTTGGTGTAAGCCATACCACGGGCCAGAGCTTTGGTGTATCGGCTGGACAAGCTGTCATACAGGTTGTCTTCGATAGCCTCTTCAGTGATGGAGAAGCCCAAAGCGATGGTCTCGTGGGTGTAGCGAGCTGTAAAAGCTTCCTGAGCATTGTCATAAGCGATGGCTGCGCCTTCGTTCTTGTTTTCTT